GGACAGGGACGCCCGAAACAGCGCGCGACATGCCGTCCATCGCGTCCCAGGCCTTCTCGGCGTCTGCCATGGCCGGCGTGGCGCTGCGGCGCTTGCAGAGGACCCTGACCGGCACTGTCACGTCGGCCTGGCCGTCGATGTAGAGCGTGGCCGTGGTCTGCACGCCGGTGCGCACGACAGCGCCCTCCTGGCCGTCTATTGCCTCCATGCGGCGCTCGAAGACAGGCGCGATGCCTGCGCCCTCGATCACGTCAGCGACGGCCGCCACTATTGCGGATGGGATGATGCTGCTCATCGCGCACCTCCCGCAACCCTCTCGGCGACGTACCTGACCCAGTCAGGCAGCCGGTCGGCCTTCGCCGCCTCGAACCATCGCGCCGTGGCCTTGGGATTGGAGTCCGTCTCCGCCACGTGCGGGTCCATGTACGCATAGCCAGCGTACTGCCGGCCCTTCTTGTCCGATGCCGAATAGGTGATGACTCCGGACGCGAAGTCGGAGTGCTCGGCGCTGTCCATCGTCTGGCCGGAGTCGCGCTTGACGTATGGCGCCGTGTCGGCCTGCACGAGGCACGTGAGGTCCCCGAGGAGGCCTGCGCCGCCCGACAGGTCGGGCCATGACGTGATGCTTGCATCTACTTCTATATCAGCCATCACCCTACCCCTATCTCTGCATGGTGGAGCCTGCCATCGCGTCCATAGAGCCGCTGGACGGACCTTACGACGAGGCCGGGCGCCCCGTCGATGGATGCGAGCGCGCCCAGAGGCGGGAGCTCGCCCGTGCTGTGCACTGCATCAACGAAGACGGTCCCGGCTGCCGGATCGTGCATGGTCGCGTCTCGCACTGTCGTGCCCTGCGACGAGACGAGGCGCACATGTGCGAGCGTGTGCCGCCCGTCCTCGAACTCCCCCGCCCCGCTGCGTCCGCCCTTGGGCGCCTTCCAGACCATGGTGCTCGGAAGCAGGCTCATGGGTATCGGCCTCATCAGAGCATCACGCGGCACATGAGGCCGCTTCCGGAAAGAGCCTCTGCGATGGCATCGCGTATGGCTGCCCTCGCGCCGGCAGAGGCGCCTGTGGCGCCTTCCGAGTACCCGCCAATCGAGAAGGAGCCTCCTGCATCGGTGCCATGCGTCCCGCCCGTCTCAACGTCCGCGTCGATGGCAGCGGCGATGGCCGCGCGTGCGGCCTCCTCCTGCGCATCGTCAGCGGGGACGTTGGGCCAGCATGCAGCCCTGACGGCACGCTCGGCCCATGGCAGGGCCGCGGAGAACGCCTCCTCGGAGGACGAGCCCCCGAGGGCGGTGTAGGCGTCATATGCCAGACTTGGCCACATCAGGCTGCTTCCTGACTAACCTTGCTGACGTAGATGCCAGGCTTGCGGTTCTTGCGGACGATGGTGCCGAAGACCCACCTGAGCTGCGCGAGGTAGCCGTCGCCCTCGGTGTGCTGGCCGGGCGCGAACTGGTAGGACGCGGCGCGCTTGGTGATGTAGCGGATAGTGTTGGTGCCGCCGGAGATGGCAAGGAAGTTGATGTTTGTGCCGAGCAGCGCGGTCGGCACGGAGAAGACGTTCAGGCCGTCCCAATTGCCGACTGCATGGGTCACGGACGTCTCGTTGGACCACTCCCTGTTCGTGGCATCCTCAAGCATGCCGCGCACATCGGAGGTCACATAGAGGCTGCCTCCGGCGAGGCCTGCCTCCGTGAACTGGTTGAGGGCTGCACGGATGGCCGCCTTGACGTCCTCCTTGGTCAGCGTCTCGGTAGCGGTTGCCTTGGCCTGCTTGGCCGCGACGGAGAAGAAGTCCTTGTCAATGTATGGCGCGAAGACCGTGCGCTCATACTCGGCGATTGCGGTCACCTGGGACGCTGCCGGGTCATCGCCTGCATCGACGGCATCGACATAGAATGTCTTCTGCACGTCGTGGTCGAGGGTGTAGACGGTGCGGTTGACGGTGACGGAAGCCTCGCCGGACTTGAAGCGGTCGTAGGCTACCGGCTCGGGGGAGTCCCCGAAGCTGATATCAGGCACGCTGACCTGCCTGCCGTTGGCGAACTCGGCGCCCTGGACGTTGTATGCGCTTGCATACGTGGCCCCGGAGAGCACCTCGTCGATTGCGTCGAGGTACTCGGTCGGGAATGTGTTGATCGTTGTCGACATGTGCTATCCCTTCTTCGGCGGAAGCCCAGCAGCCTTCCTGGCCCTTGCGACCAGGTCCGCCTTGGACGCGCCCGCAGGCGTGCCGCCCGTGCTCCCTGTCTGCCTTTCCTGTCTGAAGAGGTAGGGGCAGTCCTTCTTAAGAGCCTCGATATCGCCGTCGTAGTCGCCGAGGACAGCCTTCGCGGCTTTCGCGTTGACGCATCCGGCTGCCGCAAGCTTGCCTGCCAGCCTCTCGTCATCGAGCTGCTGGCGCATGGCCTTGAGATCGTCTTCGAGCTTCGCGACGCGGTCTCCGCCCGCCTGGCCTGCCTTGGCCTGCTGGTCGAGCTGCGCCTTGAGCTCGGCGACCTGGTCCTTCCATGCCTTCACCTCGCGGTCGTACTTTGCCCGCGAGATTCCTGGCTGGCCGTGGCTGTCCGTGATGCCTCCCGGCTCCTGCTCCTGCTGCTGCGTCTCCTGCTGCGGCTCCTGCTGCTGCGGCTCGTTCGGTTCCTGGTCTGCCATTCCGTTCCTCCTCGTTCTCGGTGCTTTTTTGCGCGCTTCTCCGCGCGATGCGAGCGGCCATTTTGCGCTGGCCGGGCGTAGTGGCCCTTTTCCGCTGGCCGGGCGTCGGCATCGATTGTCTGGCATGGGTAACGGGCACAAGAAAAGGGCCGCCCCGCATGGGCCGGCCCACGAGACGATCTATGACTTCTTGGCGGCTACCGCTGCATGAGGGAAGCCACGAGCGCCGAGAGCGCCGCCTCAAATGCGGCCCCTGCCGCCTTGGCCGCCTTCCTCATGGAAGAGCTTTCGGCGAGGAAGTCTGCTCCGGCAAGCGTGAGACGCACATTGTCCAGGAACACGCCTGAAGTCCCGTCGATGTAGTCCCTGACAGAGATGCCCGTTATGTATCCGCTGTCCGCGAGATCCTTCATGACTGACGCATAGTAGCTGTACGGGACTCCCGCGACTTTCGAGAGCAGCTGGTCTGCGTCGGGCTGCACGCCCGCCTTCTGGCATGCGTCGATGTACCTCAGGATGCGGTACGCTACCGCGCGGAAGTCATCGCTGGGCATCTTCATGCTCTTCCAGCCATTTGAAGAAGGATGACAGGGCCTTCCGATGCCGCTCTTCCTCTTCCTTCGACAGCTTCCGAGGCTTGCCAGCGCCTGGGTTTTTCGCGAATACCGTATCGTCGGCGATGCATGGGATGCTCGTCAGAACTTCTCCACCTTGAACCATCGCTTCACCTCGTTCGCGTCGTACAGAAGCCTCATTGTCTCGTCATCTATTATGCCCGCATCCGAGGCCCCCGGGTTCGTCTTCTTGGCTTCTTCGCGAATGCTCTTGTAAATGGCTCCTATCGACGGCTCATTGCACGTCAGCTTGTATACCGTACCATCGTGGCATGCAATGACAGATGCCGCCACGTTCGCGTCAGATGCAGATATGATGTCAGCTGGAGACGGCAACGAGCTCCCCGGATGATTGTGGAGCAGGATGACCCCGCCTTCTTCCTTTGCGATCAATGCTCGCTGCCTATTGGTAAGATTCGCCTTGAACTCCTGCGGCTCCGATGAGAAGCTGTCAGTAATGCGCCTTCCATTCTTCGCAGATACGGCAGTTATCCTCTCGAATGCCGTTCCGTCCGTCTCTCGCAGTATCTCCCTTGCATCAGCATAGAGCTGCATGCCTGCCCTCTTGCCGACTCCTAGCCCAGTGACATACTTCTCGCGGTATGCATTGCCGTTTACGGCATGTCGCAGCACGTCGAACGCTGTGCCCATCGCCTTAGAAGAGATGAACTTTTCCTCCGCTGTCGCCTCGCTCGCCTTCTTCAGCGGCTTCACGTCCACAGCCTTCCCGCCTGTTCCATACGCCCGCTCTCGCTCCGGCCTGCGCTTGAGCCACCGGTTCTCTTCCAGCAGCTTCCTCTGGCTCGCCTGGGCGCGCCCGACCCTGAGCCTCCCGGCCGTATCGTCATGTCCGGCCTCGCGGAGGGCGTCGGCCTCCAGCTTCGCTGCCCTTATCTCGCGCTCGTTGGCGCGCTGCGCCTGCGTGGCCTTGTATGCCTTGTCCGGATCGAGCCCTGCGTCCTCGTCCGGCGTATCGCTCCACCTCGGCTTCTGCCAATGGAGCCATGGGCCGAATGAATGCCTGCAGTTCGCGCCGCAGAGGCCACCGGCCGTGCCGTATCCCGTTGCATCTGCCAGGTCGTCATAGGTCACCCCGTCGATGGTGAGCGGCCCATGGCAGGCGTATGGCTTCCCCTGCCATTCCCTGTGCGATGGCCTGGCGCCCACATGGGACGAGACGTAGATAAGGCCCTCGCCCATGGCCTCCGATGCCTCGAAGGATCTTGACGCTGCCGCCTGCTGGACCTGCGTCACGATATGCCGGCGCGCTGCCACGTCAGGCGACACGCGCCGGCCGCTCCGGTAGTCGATGACCTTGACGCCGCGCCTTGCCATGGTCTCCACGACCTGCCGGACGCACCCCTCGTAGGAGAGCTCTCCGCGCGCAGCCTTCGGGACTGCATCGCCCACAGCCTTGAGCCACGTCCTGCGGGCGTCCTCGGCCATCGAGAGATTGTCGCGGCGCTGCTGGGCCATGAGGCTGTCTGCTATGGCCTGCGACGCAGTGCGCACGTCGTGGCCCGGCTGCATGGCCTTCTCTAGGTCCTCCAGGGCCTCGCCGAGCGCCTCGGCGTCCCGCTTCGAGCTGAGGCCGAGGGCCTTCTGTACCTCCGCGACTACCGAGGCACGGACGAACGGCTGGCTGCCGGACAGCGTCCCGAGCACGACGCCGGGGACGTCTGCGGACGCATTGACGGCATCGGCAATGTCGCTGCTCTCCAGGACCCCTGATGCGGCGAGCTTCGCGAGCTCTGCCACGCAGGCGCCCTCTCCCTGCCTTGCCCTGATCGCTGCAGCGGCCCCGAGAGCCGCTATCTCCTGCGGAGTGAGCATCAGGCCATGTCCTGCGGGACGATGGCTCCAGAGGCCTCTGCGGCTGCTGCGCGAGCGTCCTCCTCAGTCATGCCATAGAACCTCTGGAGGTACATCCATCCTGGGACGAGCCCTGCGGACACCTCCGCGAGCATCTGGGCCTTGTCGCTCGCCGTGTCCGCGATGATGGAATCGTCCAGGCTGACTGTGACAGTGGCGTCCGGGTACCCCATGCAGGCGAGCGCCGCCCTGCATATCGACGAGACGGCCGCCGAGATGAGATGCCCGTGCTTCGCAACGTTGCGCATGAGCGCCGAGCTGTCGGCAGCGACCTCGGTCGCAGTCTTGAGGCCGCTCTGGCCATCGAGCGCGAAGTACTTCTGCCCGAAGCCCGTGAGGTCGCCGAGCTCGTCCAGGGCGACGTCCATCGCCTGGCGGAGCGGCCCGATGCGTATCTCCGGCGAGAAGGTCTTGATGAGGTCTGGGTCCTGCGCCGTCATGCGCAGGATGGAGTCATCGGGAGACGGAAGGCGCACATATGAGGTCTGGTTCCCGTCCCTGTCGAAGCCTGCCTCCTGCCCGAAGAGCTGGTCGGAAACGAATGTCTTGACCTTGGTCGCGTCTATCTCGCGCGAGATGGAGTCGAAGGCGTTGTCCACGGCCTGGATGGCTCCCACGGCATCGGCGAAGACGCTCTGGCCCATCGCGCTGCCGTCCGAATACACGTTGTCGATTGCCGGACGGACGAGGGCGAAGGTCGGCACACCGATGCCGGTGTCGTACTCCGGCAGGATGCCGAGCGCGCCGGCGTCCGCCTCCCTGTCGCCGCGCCAGAGCCTTGTCAGCACGTGATACGTCCCGGTCTCCATGTCGAGCTCGTGCACCTGGAGCTGGCTGTACCTTGCGCCGTGCACGATCGTCTCGGACGCGAAGGCGCACTCGCTGCACCCGTCCTCGTCCCACGATAGCGGGAGTATCTGCCGTGCGTCGTACCGGCGCAGCCTGATGGCCGTGTCCTCCGTGCCCACGTCGAAGGAGAGCGCCCAGGCTCCCGTGCCGAGCGCGAAGGCGCGCTCTACCATGCCCTGGCCGCGCTGCACGAGGTGCACGTCGTCGAGCCATGCCGAAAGGGCCGCATCGGCATCGTCGCTGTCGGCTACGATGGACGTCTGGTCGTTGAGCAGCAGCGACGCCCACTCGCGGCACACGCGGCGCGCCGGGTGGATGGTCAGCCGGTGCCTGTGCATCGTCCGGCCGCCCACGGTCTGGTTGTCATCGTAGAAGGCGCTTGTGGAGGTGTACCACTCCCACCAGCTCTGCACCTGCGCGGCCATGCTCATGTCAGGCGCGTAGCCCATCCCCCGGAGGGCCTCCATCATCTTGTCCGGAACGCGGAATGACCTGTCCATCGCTTCTCCTCCAGTCCCGCTGCTACTGCTGCCTGTATGCTCCGCGCCTTGTGACGAGGCGCATGACCGCGTATCTCGTGGCGTCTATCCAGTGGTCATCGCCGTCCGGGATGCGCTCGACGAAGCTGCCGGATGAGAGGCGCTCGTACTGCTTGCGCCGCACCTCGTCGGCAAGGCGGGGGCATCTCGCGGGGTCTATGACCCACTTCACGGAAGACAGCCATCTGTACGATGCCATGCGAAGATTGCCCTTCCCGGCCGGGTGGGCATCGAGGCCAGCGTCCCTCTGCTGCGCTATCTGCTGCGGGTCGGCATCGTCCGCCCAGACCGGAAGTCGGTGGTAGACGGGCTTCTTCCCCTGCTCGTCGGCCCACGTAAGCAGCTTTGCCGCACGCTTCGCAGATACGTCCGGCGTGAGCTTGTTGCCTCCGTCCTCGCGCCATGTGAGGAGCGTCCTCCTGCCTGGCTGCCACTCGGAGAGCGTCATGGCCCACGGGTCGGGCCACCAGCCGAAGTCCTCGCCTGCCTGCGGATTGTCGAAGGCGGCTATCTCGCTGTCAGGAATCTCGCGGAACTCCACCCGGTCGAAGACCATGCCGCCGATGCCTACGGACTCTCCCAGGTACTCGTGTCGGTATGCGTCCGGATCGTCCTGCCTGAGGGCCTCTGCGTCCTCGCGCATCTGGTCGCTGACCCAGTCTGGAGGGAGCTGGAAGAATGTGGAGCGGTAGACGGGCCTGCCCTGCGCCTCGCGCTGTGCGCACAGGCGGTTGGCCCAGCTCTCGGCCACACGCGGAGGGTTGAAGGTGTAGAAGCGGGCGAAATAGGCGCCGCCGCCCACGTCGCGCGTGAGCGACTGGAGGACCATGCGGATGGCCTGCGGGCCGCTCAGCTGGTCGCACTCCTCGAACCACTGGTATGCGTAGTACGTCCCGGCCGGGGCCTTGGTCGACTTGGTCTTGCTGGCCTTGTCAAGGCCGCGGAAGCGGATTACCTGCCCCGTGTCGGTCCTGCGCCACGTCATCGGGGCCTTGCGGGACTCCCAGAGGTCCGACACGCCGAGGCGGTCTATGGCCCAGCGCACCTGCTCGAACGGGCCTCCCTCCATGCCCTCGCCGACAGCCATGAAGACGTAGGCGGAGCGGTCTGGATGCTCCATCATGCCTGCCACGATCTCCTGGGAGACGGCAGAGGACTTGCCCGAGCCTCGGCCTCCGGGCATCCAGAACTCGTGCTCGTCCTCGCGTACCAGGTGGTAGTGGACCTGCCAGAAGGCCGGGCCGACATAGCGCACGAAGTCGCGCTCGAACGGTCGCTGCTCCTCGGCATCGCGGCTGGCCTGCTCCGCCTCCATCTCGCGCAGGGCGTTGAATGCCTGCGTCGAGCCCTTGCGTGCAGCTGCGACCTGGCCGGCCACCACGGCTGCCGCCTGCGTCACCTCGCCGCCGAGGTCCGGGAAGAGCACGCTGACCTCCTCCGCATCCTCGCCCTGCAGCTTCTGGCCCATCATCACCGAGGCCAGCTCCGACATGCTTCGCCTGCGCCGCCGCGCCTCGCCAGATGCGATGCCGCCGCGCCGTCCCATCTCGGCAGCGTTCTCGCTGTCGAAGTCCGTCAGCGTCCCGCCATTTTTTCCGGCTCGTTTTCCCATGCCACCGATTTTCATGCAGAAGAGACGGATGCCAGCCGTCCGCTTGAGCCATAAAAAAGGGGCCGCCCGAGCGGTCCCCTTCTTGCGTTCCTGCCTGAAGCTACGCGCTTCTCGCGCGCTTCAAGTCGGCCAGTCACCTCCACGGCACTGTGTGCCGCTCGTCTGCGGATACGTGGGAGCCGTACACGAGGCACATCCCGCCGCCCGTGCTCCGGTAGTGCATGCACCTGCTGCACCGCTGCAAGTCCACCTCGCCCATCTCGACCACCCTCGCGCCGCATTCCGGACAGAATGAAGGCGGAGAACTACAGAATGAGGCGCACGTATGGCCGCAGCTCAGCTCGTGAAGGTAGGTTGCCGAGCCGTCTGGCCAGTCCTGCGTGATCGTGTCAACCAGATAGCACGTAGGGTGTATCAGGTCGGCGAGGCGTTCGTGC